AACAATAATATTGAACCACCACACTATACAGAATTAAAGATAAGTCCTCTTGAATACATAGAGGCAAATAATGGAGAGTTTAGTTGGTCTATCTCTAATGTAATTAAGTATGTTAGTAGGCATAAGAGAAAGAACGGATTAGAAGATTTATTGAAAGCCAAATGGTATTTAGAGAATGAAATTAAAAAATGGGGGAACAAGTAATGAAAGCAGTAATACAAACAAGTTACGATAAAAAGAAATACATAGTAACATTTGAGGATGGAAGACAGGTTGAGTGTAAAGATGTATTTGAGGCAACTATGGTAAAATATAACAATGGATGTAATAAATCTAAGGAAAAATAATGATTAAACTAATTCTACTGACTCCGCTGCTGTTTATTGGATACTCGGCAGTAGTGTTTTGGCTGTTTTTTCAGTCAATAGTCGTAGGAGTAGTAACAGGAATTGTTAATTGGGCATCTTCTGCTGTAAAAGATTGGAGATCATTAGTTAGATATGTAAAAGAAGAAAAAGAAGAGATAGCAAGAAGAAATTCTCCGCTAGATCAGATAGACTTAGATCAAGGAACAAGCAATGACTAAAGACTTAAAGTTATTACCTCATCAGTACGCACTAATAAAAGATACCACCACTAAAATATTAGGATTAGTAAGCGGTTTCGGTGCAGGGAAAACCTTCGCAGTAGCACGTAAGGCTGTAATGTTAGCACAAGCGAATCCAGGATGTGATGGAATTGTAACAGAACCAAACTTTCCACTATTAGAACAGATCTTAATACCAGAATTAAAAGAAGCGCTCACATACTTCGGAGTACCATTTGAATACAAAGCAGCGCAATCAATATTTTATTGCACTATCGAAGGTAAAGAAACTAGAATAATATGTAAATCAATGGAAGGATACGAGAGACTTATTGGTATTAATGCTGCGTCTGTAGTAATGGATGAGTTTGATACAGCTAAGCCAGCTCTTGCATATAACGCTTACATTAAATTACTAGGACGTATCAGGGTAGGAAACGTAAGACAGATGGTAATTGTATCTACTCCAGAAGGTTATCGAGCATTTTATAAAATCTTTGTAGAGGAAGCAGGAGATAATAAGAAACTATTAAGAGCTAAAACCACAGATAACTATCATTTGCCAGCAGATTACATAGAAACAATGAGAGCGCAATATCCTGCAGAACTAATTGACGCTTATATTAATGGAGAGTTTACAAACTTAACAAGTGGTAACGTATATACACAGTATGATCGTACTCTTAATGATACGTCAATGATAGATGAAGGCTTTGGAGATATACATATCGGTATTGACTTCAATGTTGGAGCTATGTCTGCAGTAGCATGTATTATAAAGGATCAGAAAGCTTTTGCAGTAGATGAGTTCATAGGACTATTCGATACTCCAGAGTTAGTTCAAGTATTAGAAGCTAAATATGCAGGAAGAAAAGTATATTGTTATCCAGATGCAGCAGGTAGCGCTAGAAAATCTGTTAGTGGAAACGATAGTGATATTAAACTACTAAGACAAGCAGGATTCAATATAAGAGTAAACAGCAAAAATCCAGGAGTTATGGATAGAGTTAATGGCTTAAACAGCATGTACTGTAACGCTCAAGGAGAGCGAAGATGCTTCATTAATACAATTACATGCCCTAAGCTAACAAAAGCCACAGAACAGCAAGCATATGACGAAGGAACTAGGATGCCAGACAAAAAGAATGGTCATGATAATAATGGTATTGATGCAATAGGGTATTTAGTAGCACACTTATTCCCGCTAACATTTACAAGAAGAAAGGTAACACCAGAAATGAGACAACAATCAAATAGTGTAAACTGGAGTCAATATGACTGATTTAGCATTAACAGAAGAAGAACAAGAAAAGCTAGACTCTTGGACAAAAGAAGAGATTTATGAGGCTTACTTAACAGAATACAATGCGAGAGTCTTACTAAACAAAGAGATGAATAAGCAAAAGCTAAAGCTAAAAGAAATAGAACACTCAGTTAGAAGAATATTGAATGACTCCTGAGGATAAACTACGATATGTGGCACGTAATTTTATAGAGTATGATCCAAAAGATAATGTAGAGGACGAGCTAGATTTCTTTTTTGGGCAACATTATACCATTATAGAATTAGAAGGCAATGGGATTATAGGATACATAGAGACAAATGAGTACATCTTCTTTGCTTTTGCATTTAATGATAATTTAAGAAAGAACACTAAAAAGATATACAGAACAGCCAAAAACCTTAAAAAAAGGATCATTTATGGTGGGAAAATAGATCATTACAAGAACAACTCAAAGCATCTAGGTGATAATATCTATGAACTTATGATATAATAGGTTGAAATAAAAACAAAAAGGATAAACATGGGTGGAATATCACG